GGCTGGAAGGTGTCAGGGTTGATCGCTCTGACTTGCTGCAGAGGGACATAGGGGCAGTAGAAGAGACCTGCATCATAGGGGCTGGTGCCCTTATAACCTGCAACGTAGAAGTGCTTATCAGCAACGTTTGCAGAATAAGGATCAACGTAGACCTTGATGCGACCATTCAGGGTGCCGACCAGGGTGCTGGAGGTGTCGTCAACGCCAGTGAGGCTGTTGTTACCAGACAGTGCGGGGGTGTAATCCAGGACGCCTGCCATGCCAAGTGCCGAAGCAACGTCAGCGGAGCAGATCAGGATGTTACCCTTGCCGCGACGAGTCTGCTGACCGATCGCGTTTGCATCTCTTTCGATTTGGAAGAGAAGACCCTTGAATTTCTCAACAGACCAGCGACCGTTGGAGTCAACGTCGAGGTCGAAGATACCAGCGTTAGCAGTGTTGTTTTGAGCACCAGCAACAGCGTTGGTGTAGATGGTTCTAACAACTTCACGGTTGATCTCAGCGAGGATCTCAGTCGAGAGGATGTTAGCGAGCTCTTGCTCAGCATCTAGACCATGGATCGCCTTGAGATCCTGTGCCATTTCGATGCTGTATTCTGCCTTCAGGGCGCGTGCTCTTGCGGTGACGGTGACCTTCTCGATCGAGAAACCCATCTCACGGAAAGCAGTGCCAGAAGCAGCGTCAGAAAGTGCTTCAACCTGAGCAGTGGTCATACCAGTTGCATCTGCAGTCTGCTCATAGGTTCCAGCGGGGGAATCATTGAGGAGTGCAGGGTTGTTGCCTTCAGCATCGTTGGTAGCATCAGATGCACCAGGATCGTATGCGCCAGGACCACCAGAGAAACCAGCGTTAGGCTCGTTGAAGAATGCCTCGTCGTAACCAGATGCAGCGGGATCACGCTCAGCACCGTAGTTAGTACGCATTGCGAAGATCAAGCCAGTAGGACCAGTCATAGGCTGGACACCAGCAACATCATACGCGATGAGTTGGGGCATAGAGCGGCGGATCAGGCTGATCAGCACAGGGTCGAAACCTGCTACGGGACCAGTTGCTGTATCGCCACCAGTGTAACCTGTGGTTTGCAGGGTCTCGGTAAGGATCTTACCTTCTTCTGCGATTGCTTTTTCTTGGTTTTCAAGAAGTTGTGCGACAACGCCTTTCTTGTAGGAGTCTTTGATCTCGGGGAGAGAATCGTGCTCTAGAACGGGTGCCCACTTTTCTTGGAGGTTTGCAAATGCCATTTGAAATTTCCTTTTAAAAAGTAGTGTTTAACAATTAATCATTTAGACCACATCTTGAGCGCATCCACGTACTTCGACATGGTGCCAGATGTAGTGTCTTCTACAAGGGTCTCGCCTTTATCTTCGGTAGGCTCTGTTGCCTCGGCAACTACCTTGCGAGTAAAGTATGATTCCTTGATAGTTTCGACCTTATTTCTAAAGTCTGCTTCAGTTTCAAACTCAACACCCTCTGCCAGAGAAGCAAGCTTCTCCTTCTGAGTCTCTGCAAGACCTGCAGCACACTCATTCACAATTTCCATTTTGATATAATCTCCCAACTGCTTATTCAGTTGGACGTTGGCGTCGATTTGCTCGTTGAGTTTAGCTTCCATCTCATCAAGCTCTCCAACCATGCCATCAAGCAGGTTGAATTTCTCTTCGGGCACACTCATGTTGTGCTCGATGAAGAGAGTCTTTAGGCCAGAGAAGAATGACTCCGAAATCTCATTTTTGATACCGTGCTCAATAGCGAGGGCATTATCCTCCATCCACTTTTGAGCAGCATAAGATAGGTAGTCATCGACCTTCTCGGCCAATTCTGTTTTGACGCTCTCTACCTCTTCGGTAAGAGTAGCTTCAAATGCTTCGGTTACAGCTTTAACTTCATCGTTGACGCGAGCACTTACTGCTGCTTCAAAGATTGTTGCTGCACGCTGTCTGAATTCTTCTGAGAGTTCTTCACCAGCGACAAGAGCGTCAACATCCTCAGTAAAGTCGTATTTGGTTTCAGCGATTGTTTCTTCGCCATCTTCCTCTACGTCCTCCATTTTAGCGGATGCGTCACTTGGTTTGGTGGAAGGTACTGGTGCTTTACCTACCGATCTAGCAGCAGAAGCTCCAGCATTCTTGGTGCCCTTTGCACCTTCTTCAGAATCCGAAGTGACATCGATCACCTTAGGTGCGCCGCCTTTAGATGTATCAATTTTTTCGCCAGGCTTAGCATTCTTGGTGACGGGATCAGAACCTTCGGTCACTTGCTCCATGTTATCTAACTCTTTATCGAGGGATTCAGACATTTGATCTACTCCGTTTAGCATTTGTGTTTGTCTATGTTTATTTATAAATTACAAACTCTTTAAAAATGCTGCAAACGCGGAGATTTTACGCTCTTGCAGATTGATAAGAGTTGCTTGATCAATTTCATCTTTGATTTCTGCAACTGCAGATTCTTTTAAGATGCCATTTTCCCATACCCACTCTTTACCTTCCATGATTCCATCAACAAAAGCGTCAGGAGCAGAAGGATCTGCTACAATATCAGCAGCAGTAGCGAGCATGAAATCATCAGCAACTACATTGCAACCTTCTTTTTTGACGAGAGAACCCATTCCGCGAGATGAAACGCCGAGTTTTACACCCTCATCAAGAAGAGATTTTGCAATGTTACCCATTGGAGTATCAAGGATCTGTGCCTTACCAATAAAGTTATTGCCTTCTTGATTAAGAGAAACAATTCTGTGGGAAACACGATCTAGGTTAATTGAAGGACCATCGGGATGACCCAACTCACCAAGAGCACGACCTTTCTGAATGTAACTCTCATCATATTTAGCAACTTCTCGTGCTAATGTTTTTACAGGATACATTCTGCCATTGCGGTTTTTGACCTCCGCTTGAAGAAATACTCCTTCAATAAAATGGCGTTTCTTACCTTCGTTTTCTTCGGTAAGAAAATCTACGTTAAGAATTTCTTCACTGATCAGTTTCATCTGTTGTTTCCTCTTCTGGTGTGTCGGTTGTTTCTACTTCACTCTCACTTTCTGGTGGATCTTCAGGTGCTCTACCATCAACTTCTACAGTCTCTGGTTCTTCAGTGCCATCAGGAAGTTGATCTGCAACTTGATCCGCAGAATCTTGAGCGGTATCATCTAAATCGAAACCCATGGTTTTTGCATATTCGAGTTTGCGTGCTTGAATAGCATCATAGGTTGCAGAAGCTAAAGCATCATTAGTCAAATCGACTGCTTTAGATTTCTCGTCACCAAAAATACGATCAACAATTTGTTTTGCAATGTCAGAAGGCATGATATTTATATAATATTGTAATTATTTATTATTTAGAATTCGGCACGTTTTACATCACTAGGGTCTGGACCCTCGGGTTGTGCTTCTGGTGCTGGTGCTAGTTGTCCTGCTGCGGGATCGCCAGCAGCCATAGCGGGATCCATTTCTGCCATAGGATCAGCAATAATACCTGCTTCCATTTCAGATTCGATTTGTTCGTCAATTTCTTTGATCTCCTGGTCAGTTTGCTTAAGGACCTGACGGCGCATATATTCTACTGAGAAATACTTACCGACGAAAGGATCCATAGCAGCAACTTGATTCATACGCTCATTGCGAATTTCAATCTCCTTCATCTCGGAGAAATAATTATCTGCAATGTAATCAAACTGCACATGCTCCTTCATTTCTTCCCACTCTTCCAGTGTGATGACACCTTTGAGCACTAGTTGAGTTTTCAGGAGATCAGTAAACAATTCCGAAAAACGCTTACGGAGACGTGCAACAAACTTTTGGAATTTAACTTCGTCACGAGTGATCTCAGCAGCACGACCGATATTGAAAGTCGTTTCTGTTTCTAAACGCGAACTAGGAACGTTTAGTGCTTTATAGAGTTTCTTCTGGAAATACTTAACGTCTTCCAACTCACCTAGATTCTGCCCTCCAGGAAGAGTTGTAATCTCGGTGCCACGACCACCTTCACGGCGAGGGAGCCAGAAGTCTTCCAGCATGGACATAAACTTCTTGTCATCCTTGATCTCACCCGTGTTAGCATCATATACAAGTTTATTTCTATAGCGTCCCATAACTTCACGGAGATATTGCTCCGCTTTGTTCTTGGGAAGATTGCCAACATCGATGTAGAAGATTCTACGCTCAGGTGCTCTACTCAAACGGTAGATAACCAGAGAGTCTTCAATCATTCTTAGTTGGTTGACTGCCTTAATCGCCTTATGCAGGTGACTAAGAGTCATGTTTTTATTTAAATCTTGAATGCCACTATGGACATAACAAATAGAATCGGGTGCGATCTTAAGACCTTGAGTTGTGGAGTTCTTTAGACCCTTTGGATCATATAAGAAATACTCAGCTGTCTTAGGAGATAATTGTTGATTGAGTGGAAGACTTCTTAATTGCTCAGGTCTCTTCTGCTCAGTCTCTGAAATTTTACGAATCTTGCGGGGATCGATATATCTCAATTCGATCAAACCTTCGCGAGGATTCTCTGGATTAATTACCTTATGATAAAATAATCTACCGTCTACATACCAACGGCGGAAAATTTCATAAGATCTATTTTCAAAATCTAAGAGTCTCAAAATTTCGTGAAACTCTTCACGCATTAGTTTCTTAATTTTATCCGATGCCTTTAGATTAGAAAGTTCTAATTCAACAGGCACATCATCAAAATTACCACAAATTGTCTCATTGACGATATCGTCAACTGCACTATCGCACTCTGGTTGCAATACCATCTCTCTATAACGAGAGATTAATTGATACTCATTACGAACAGTGCCATCAAAATCCACTGTATAACCATAGTAACCACCACCCGATACGGGTTGTGATCCGTCTAGGTTATCTTTTTGCACGAAAGAAGGCCCCTTGGGGACCTTCTTTGCACGCTCTAGTGAAAAACCAAAGAGTTGAGATGACATTATATTTTAAATCTTAGTCCCTGATCTATTTATCAGGGATAAAAATCACTCTCCGCCAGTGGATCCAACAGGAGCCCAATACTGGACTTGTAGCTCAACTGTAAACTCTTCAATAGCATCGTTGTTACCGAAGTCAAGATCGATAGCAGATACGTTACTAGGGAATACGTTGTAGAATTTATATGACTTGAGGATTTTGGGATTCTCAGAATCCGACTTAATGTCTCTAGACAATTGATGGACAAGCATATCAGCGAAGTAACCAGTAGAATCGGTTGCATCACCCAAGGTGCCAGCAGCAGTAAAGTTTTCGTTTGCTGCTTGAATGCTGTTTGCCCAGAGCTCGAATGCATTACGCATGGAGAATTTGCTGTCATTCATGACAGTGATTGTCCAAGGCTCGAATGTGCGGTCGCCAGCAATCTTGAGGACTCTACCTCGGAAAGGCACTTCAACAACACCGATCTGAGATGCGGGTAAATTTGCTGCTCTAACAGTGAAGTTACCGAAGGTGGAGAGATCAGAAGAGATCCCAAGAGTTGCAGGGAAGTTTAAATCTACCTGAAATAGATTAGGTCTAGCAAAGTCGTTAACTACGCTAGCCTTAAAGTCATCAATAGTTCCTCTAAGTGCCATGGTTTTTAAGTATTCCGTCGTTAATATTTATGAAATCAAAAAATTTCAGACAAAAAAAGAGACCCCGTAGGGTCTCTTGTGTTATGTAAATGTAATCAGGAAGCGACTTCTTCAAATGCAACACCAGTTCTGGTTGCGATGAAGGTTAGAGTAATGTAGTTAATCGTGCGCGTGGGTTTGACATAGATCTCAGCGTAGAATTCGCCACGATCTACAGACTCGGGAGGATTGTTTTCAGCATCACACTTGACAAGGAAGTCAGTGCAACCACGACGACCTTGGACATCACGGAGATAAGGCTCAACGATGTTGAGGAAGAGGTTTCTCTGTGCTTCATCGTTTTGCTCGAAGAGTTGAGTCTTAGCAGCAGTGCCGATAACTCTCTCGATTACAAGGAATAGGCGACGGACGTTGATGCGGTCGAATGCAGAAGCAAAACTTTGACCAGTCTTATCACCAAAGAGGACGATGCCTTGACCAGGGAATGCAACAACAGGGTTAACTCTATTTGCATAAAGTGCGTCACGCTGAGTCTTATTGGGAGTATATGCAAGTTTGATTGCATTTCTCAAGACACCGCGAGCGAAACCTGCGGGAGAATACCAGGGTTCTGCAACCTCAGTAGTCTGGACGCAAAGACCAGCAATGTCACCGTTACAGGGGACATAACGATAAACATCATTATACTTATCGTAGATATACTTGTATCCAGAATCAAATACCGCGTAGCTGGAAGAGGGAAGTAGATCAAAGTAATCTACAATATTGTTGGTGATTGTTGTGGTATTGCTGATACCGATAACATCACCTCTCTTGGGAGAGAAGAATGCCATGCAATCACGACGCTCAGCAATGAGATTCATTAAAGTGGTTGCCTTTGCAAGTGCTTCCTCATTTGTTGCACCAGCAGGACCAGAAAGAATGAAGTCAATTGTTTGAGACTCGGGGTCTGCAACGAGATCATATGCAGATGCAATGTCACTAGTGCTTAGAGAAAGTGTGCCACCAGGAGCAACATAATCAGCACCATTTGTAAGACGATAGTAGAAAGTTGCATTATTTCTACTACCAACGGTTGTAGCACCAAGAGGATAGTTTTGTGTGCCAGTCGCGCTACGAAGCAGGTTGAAGTTTCTGTTAGCAGATGTACCACCCCAGTTACCAGCAGCAGCGTTTCCTGCAGTGCCTACAAATCCACCAGTTTCATGCTTACCCCAATAAATGTAGTTGGACTTTTGCTTGAGGATTTCTTTGTAGTAATTAACTTCACCAACAGAAGTCTTAGCATCAGATGCCTTGGAAAGACCGATATATCTTTCTAATACTGCACCAGGAGTGCCTGTAATTTTACCGTCGATGTCGAGGATGAGGATGTGAACCTCATCATTATGACCACCAACTGCATCAACAAACAGAGATGTGCCAGGACGTGGGGCAACATTAATCCACTTTACACCAGGAAGATACTCACGCTCAGCATACTCTTCACGGACGGAAGTGATTGCTACAGAAGTTGAATTGGTATCAGCAATTGCATTGGTAGCAGCAAACTTAATGCTGTCCTTATTCAAACCAATTAGAAGTTCTCTCTTGGTTGTCGTTACTGTTGCAGAAACACCACCTGTTTGTGCAATGGTATCACTACCATCAGCAATAATACCAGTAACGCCACCAGCCTGCAAACCAATTT